CCCATGTCAGCGCATCAGGAATATCTGTCTGGTGACGGCCAAATGGGGCCATGACTTTAATTGCGTCATGAATTGCGGTTTGGTGGACTTTACCTTTTTCCGCTGCGTCAAGGTATGCTTGCCCTGCCGGTGTGTGCAGCCATTCGCCAAAAGCGCCTTCGGGACGGATCTTACCAGTCATCCCTTCCGGCAAATCAAGGCCAGAGGCGCGCAGCTTATTAACGTCTGCGGCCCTACGCTGAATGCTCGACCGGGTAATGGTGTACGCCTTGATCAGGTCGCGTGGCGTAAGCCCGCTACCCCCTGCGCGCTGGGCAACGTTATCCATAAAGTCGCCAAACTTTTCAACGTGCGAAGGGATTTCTTTCATCCCGCCGAGGCTCTCCTGCACATCCTCGACCGGACGCCAGTTCCAGTCAGATATGTGCTGCGTTGCAGGATCTTGATACCCCTCAACCTCGCCGCCCCCAGCATAAGCCGGGAAGCCCTTTTTCAGGATGCTTTCACGCATGCGGGGTGTGATGGCAACGGCGGGTAGGTTGGTGGAGGTGTAGTCGCTCTTCGTCCAAAGCTCTGCATCGTCATCCCCATGCTCAATGGGATGCTCAATCACTGTATGCGACAGCTTGGCATCAGGATCATGCATCTTGGCAAGGCGCATCAGGCGCTTTGGCAACAGATTGTCATAGAAGTGGCGCATACCCTCGCCGCCAACCTGCAGATCAAGGCCGCTTAACGTGCGCCAATCGCGGTAGCCGGGGTTTTCATCCTTTTCGCCATGCCCCGCGACAATCTTTTCGGCCATTTCCTTACCGACATGATCGGCAAGATCATCCGCTGACATGTCATCTTTATCAAAAATGCGCAGCCCAGAGGGGTTAGAAACATCCAGATTGTAAGTGCCGTCATCGTTCTTTTCATGGCGGATTTCACCAACATGCTTGGACAGATCGTAGCGATCTGCCTGAACATCACCGGGTGACCATGCAAGTTTGTCATGCCCGCCCTTAACGGCCTCCATAAGTGCGCGCTTCAGCCCTAGATCAACCCAGTCATCGGTCTTGCCGATGTAAGGCGCAGGATTTACAGCCTGCTTTGCACTTTCCAGTTCCTGCATGGCTTGAATTCTGGCTTCTCGTGTACTGAGATAAGCATCAGTATCATTGCCAGCATCAGCTTCCGTGAATACCTCATTAGCGGCCCTAGCTTTTGCTGTTGCCTGCCTTACACGCTCAGGGTCTGTATACCCATGCTTACGGGCCTGCTGGCCCCAGTCACTCTGCAGTTCATCAAGGTGCAGGATTTTATTACCTTCGGTATCCTCACGATCCTTCATGCGGAGGCTCGCTAAGATGTCAGGTTCACTACCAAAATGCCCTCTAACACCCGGAAACGTATCTTCGGTTCCATGCTTCAACAGGATCTCGCGGTAGTTTTTGCCACCCGGAACGGTATACTCCTCATGGTATGGATCGGCATGCGGCATGGATTTTAATTCTTGTTCGTGGCGCTGCCTCATTGCACGAAAAGCCGCCATGGCCTCATCGTCATGCCTATCGCCAAATTGCTCCAAAAGACGATCTCGTTCATATGAATGCGAAATTTTTCGGCGGCGGCGGTTTTGCGCGCTTTCGCTTCCTTGGTGCCATTTTTCCTCAACATTCGGCATATTTCCATAAAAATGCTTAGCGACCTCGTCGCGGGTGACCTGAGGCTGGTCACCAAAGGCATAATCATACTCGCCCCATTTTATTTCTTCAGGTTTGACGCCCTTATTGAGCAACATGCCTTTGAATTGCTCAGGCGAGCCACGCTCCTGCGGCAACTGCGAAGCTACATTGGCCGCGTGGCTGTACATACCCATGTCATCGGGCTGGGCGTAGGGGTTTTCAGGCATACCGCCGTCAGCGTAGCCGCTTTCAACATCACCGCCATTGGAATAATTTTGATAGTCAAATTCAGGTAAGTCTGGCAGGCGTTGCACGGGCCGGAGGCGGGCCAAGGCCGAAATGCCGGTTAAAATGCCCAAAGGCGAGGGGCTTTGCGGTGCATTTTCCCACCAATCGGGCTTTTTTTCCTTGGGTTTGGGTTGAACGTAACCCCCAATAGAAAAATGCTCAGGCATTGGCACCCCATATGCCTCATGGATCAATGGGGAGTGTTCCTGAAACGGCTTGTCAGCGCCAAAACTACCTAATTCAGGCAAAGAAACGCGTCCAAAATGAGGATCAATCATCTGCGCAATAGACTTTGCGGTCATAATAGCTTTGCGGATTGCTTTTGGGTCTATCATAGCCCTAACCCTCGTTAAATTCTTCCTCAGATGGTTTGATAAGGGGTTCAAGTTCTTTTTCAGCCCCCGGATGCATTACAAGATCCCGCGCAAGCTGCAACATCGCAACGCGTTCACGGCTCTGGCGGTCCAAATCGCGGTTTTCATCTTCTGCCATGCGTTCTTGGTGCCGCATACCAACTTCACCAGACTTGGTTTGCGCATTTACCATGTCTGCCTGCGCCTTGATCATTGCCGCTTGACCCGCTTGAGGGTCAACTCCGCCACCTTGCGCAGGTTGCTTAGGCATAAACGCACCAGACTGAATTTTAGCTTGCGTTTCTGCTTGACGGGCTTGCGCTTCAATCATCCGCGCATCAGCAACCTTATTATCATTCTGTATCTTAGCCATGGCCTGCAATATTTCAGGCGGCGGAGCCTTCTGCGCGGAAGGCGGGGCAAGGAATTGCTGCGGATTGGACCACACAATAGCCTGCAAAGCAGCAGTATCAATGGCAATTGGGTCGTACATCGACGGATTTGCCGCCTGCAACTGTTTCAATGCCGTGATCTTCATCACACGCTGAGCATGCGAGGCAGTGTTGGGGTCAGCCTGCGGGGTCAGATCGTAGTTTTTCAACGCTGACAAGAACATTTGCTCATCCCAAGGGTAAGACGGCTTGGCATTACGCTGCCAAAACGATTCTGGATGCTGCTCAAAACACTCGCAAAGGAGCCTAAATTCTTCAGCTTGCGATGCATGCATCCGCTTGTGAACGGCATTCTCAATCTTAGTGGCCTGCTCAATCATCGCCAAAGTCGTGCCAACAGGTGCATCAGCACGGCCTTCGCCAACCTGCAGTTCAGACGTGCCGCCAACACGCATGCCGGTGCTTGCCATGTTGTCCACCAACTGCATCAACGCCTGACTTGGCGGCTGGTATGGCAATGGCATGATTGCCTGATTGATGGGCAATCCACCAGTCTTTACCAACGCACCGCCGCCGGGTGGAACACGAAAAATATTAGTGTTTTGCCGCGCTCCTGTATCAGCCATCAAAAAGCCGGGGAAGTTCGAGTACATGCCAGCATCTAGCAACTCTCGCCAAGCAGCCGTAATAGCGTTGGTGGTGTTCCCAAGTATGTGCAGCAGGCCAATGTCGTAAAATCCGAAACCCGGAACATAAGTGTACTTAACAAAATTCTTTTTTGCGACCGGCAGTTCTTCAATTTCTTCATCGTAATTACGAACAATTGACAAAATTTCCTTGGAGGAAACGTCAATCGTAACTCTATACGGAATTTCTAAACCAGACACTTTGCCCTTGTGCCTATGCTCAAAGCCTTTGATGTCCAATTCGCAGTAGCATTCATACAGTTCGCGGTCACGATCTAGCGGATTGGTGCTTTCAGCGGTTAAGCCCTGCTGCTCCTTCTCCTCACGCTGCAGCGGATCAAGCCTACGAGCAAGCGCCGCGCCCAGTTCAACGTCCCGGTACACACCCAAGATCTGCATGCGCTTCACAGTTGAAGGCCGCATCATAATCCGGTGGGTCACGCGCTTGGCATTAGACAAATCAGTCGCGTCATTGTTAACAATCAAGTCATCAGCATCAACTGTCTCTGACACAGGGCGATTACGCAAAGGGCAGTAGTAAACCTTCTTAAACGCAGTGCCGCCAAATCCAAGGTTCAACAGCATGCGATCCGTATCTGGATAATACTCAGACGCAGTAGACGTTAAATAATGGTTCAAATCCTTTTCAAGGGCGTTAGCCATCTGGTCTTCTTGCAATGTCGCGTTGTTATCGTCATTGCGAATCTTCACTGGCCCATCAGTTGGCAACATTTCAGAACGGGCATTAGCCTGAAACCGCAACACAGCTTCTAACAAAAGCGGATGCCGCACCTTCGACATGCCCTCAATAGGCGCGCCATCAGTTGCGCCCTGAAGCCCCGGAAGCTCAAGCTTTAAACCCAAAAGCTTCATGCCCTGTGCCCGCGTCTCAATCCAGTCATTGCGAGACAAAAGATCATCATCAATGCCGCGAATAAGGTCGCCAGCAATGCCAGTCAGCGCATCCTTGTCGATCCTATCAACTAAGTTCTCCCACCAACCGCTATCATCATCGCCCTCAGCGCGCTCAAGCGGGTTGTCATCAAGGGAAATGGTAATAGAACCGTCAGGATGCTCAATCGACAGCAGGTTACCCTGATCGTCGCGCTCTTCCTTCATCTCGTTTTCAAGAAACTCAATCTCAATGGGTTCACCATCAAGGCTAAGTGCGTCAGGTCCGGGCTGACGAATATTCATAGGAGCGAGGCCGGGTTGCGTTGCCATCATTCGTCCTTCATTACCGCATTACGCAAGCATTCCATCTCTTCGACAAACAGCCGAATACCTTCTTGCGCGGCAAGATTATCTGAAGTGGCCTTCAATGTATAGGCTCGTTCATGGTCAAAAGGATTCTCGCCCCAAACATTAACTTCGTACTGCATGTTCCCAAGATCATCGACCGTGCAAGAAGCCTTAATGCGGTTATCCATAAATCCTCACGATGGGTAAAGTGGAACATCCTGCTTGCCCGGATAAGATACTGCCCGCGCAATCTCCTCTAGTCTTTCTTGTGACCTTGTAAGAAGGCCAATGTCTCTAAGATGCCTAATAGACATAGAAACAGTATCAACCAAGTCATCATGTTTGCCTTTTGGAAATTGGCCAACTTGCGTAATTACTT